TAAAGATGATTTATGAGACTTATGTAAGTGATGGAGTGCTGCAAGGTCATTGGATGATTGACTTTAGAGAAGGAAAGGATATAAATCCAGACAACCTAAAGAAAACTAGAAAATATGAGAAGGATAATAAAATAATTAGACCAGTCACAGAAAGAACTTGCTGGATGAATGGGAATGATGACATATATATTTGGTAATAAACTAAGGAGAATTTATGCCTATTAAGAAAGGTTATTCAAAAAAAACAATCTCAAAGAACATTAAGACAGAAATGAAGAGTGGAAAGAGCCAAAAACAATCTGTGGCAATTGCTCTGAATGTTGCAAAGAAAGCCAAAAAAGCTGCTAAAAAGAAAAAATAAAAACCAGAGTTATTCCTTCTTTGGTTTTATGGGTGCATCCTATCCTCCATCTGGATGCATCCTTTTATAAATTACATGGAGAGTCTTCGTAGATGATTTCAATCTCAGGAATGTTGTCTGGTGTTCCAAGTTCCCAGTGGTAAATCTCAGCTTCAGATTCATCATATGATTCCACAGATTCAGCCTTATCCTCATTTTCGTATTTATTTGGATTATACCAATTCCCGTATATTGCTTGAAGCAATGCATCCTGTGCTATTGAGTTAAATGGAAATAATAGAATAAACATGATGATATTCTTCATTTTTTATAGAATATATTCGATTGACAAGGTATGTAAATCTTACATAGGCTGATATAAAGAGTCGGTGACTCTCAACATTTAACCCTGTGGGAATGAATGATCCAGGCAAAAAATATCCAAATAGTGGGCATTGATTCACTTGTCTTAAATCCAAAAAACAACAATAAGCACCCAAAAGAACAAATTGAAAGACTGGCTAAATTAATTCAATACCAGGGATTTAGGAACCCTGTTGTGGTATCGAATAGAACTGGATTTGTATTGGCAGGGCATGGACGAATTGAGGCGGCAAAAATGGCTGGTCTTAAAGAGGTTCCTGCTATGTTTCAAGACTTTGACAATGAAGCTCAGGAATATGCTTACCTTACATCAGACAACGCAATCGCTGCATGGGCTGAGCTTGATTTAAGTGCGGTTAATACTGAGATGTTGGATCTAGGGCCCGATTTCGACATTGATTTACTAGGTATTAAAGACTTCAGCATTGAACCAGCCGAAAAGTATGAATCAAAGAACGAAGAAAATGGCAAAGGTGCCCTTGATAAACTTGAAAAGTATTTAGACAAAGACTTTTTAGAAGTAAAACTAGAATACAACAAAGAAGAGTATGATGATTTTATATTCTTAGCTTCTGAAGTAATGAAAGAAATGAACACCGAAATATTAAGCGACGCCCTTTTAGCCTATTTAAAACAATGCAAAGAATTATAAAAAGAATTGAACCTACAAAGTTTAAGCCGGGTGACTACCCATCTAAGCCTACTGGTGAAATGGTTGACTATGAAGTTGAAGTATTTAATGAAACAGGTGAATTAGTTTTAGGTTATTACAAAGCACCTAAAGAAATATATTTGCTTGCTAAAGAAATATGCAAAAATACTAAGCCAACAAAAAGCACCAGAACTAGACACGGGGTACCACAACTCTCTACAGTCTACGGACCATTGCCAAGAATACCAATAAGAGAAGACTATTGCCGTTTTTCAAACAAAAGCAAAGAAGAAAGGGTTAACTACACAAAAGCCATAAAGCTGAATGAAATGTTAGCCGCCTTCTATGAAAGCAAACACCCAAACCTTTACGGCAAAGCTTTAGAGAAAGTTAAAAACGAAATAAACGAAGATTACTTTACAGCAAAAACACCCTGGACAAACGTAAACATAAACCTAAACCAAGTTATAAAATACCATTGTGACAAAGGAAACAACCCCGAAGACTTATCCAATGTTTTAATAGTAAAGGAAGGCGTAGACGGTGGGTTCCTAGATTGCCCTGAACTAGGCTTAACGCTTCACCAAGGCGACGGCTGGTTGTGCTTCTTTCGTGGTCAAGAGGTTTTGCATGGTGTTACACCTTGCACATTTAAAAATAAAACAGCTTTTCGTTGTTCGATAGTTAACTACACCTTAAAAAACTTAAAACATTGTTACCCTTACGACCAAGAGCTTAAAAGGCTCAAGGAAGTAAAAAGCAAACAAGCAATAAACAAGAAAGAAAACTTAGAAAAACTTAGAGAATACTACAACAAAGCGAAAAAAAAGAATGGCTAGACCACGTTTAGAGCTTGAAGATATGGAATTTAATGGTTGGGATCAGCTTAAAGTCCTAGCTGTTTGGGCGACTGCTGAGTATTGTGCAGACCAATTAGGCATGAGTTCCGACTCTTTGGATAGACGATTAAAAGAGAAATATGGTCATGGTTTTGCGGAATATAAAAAGAAAGTACAAGAGCCAATGCGCATCAATCTACTAAAGAAGCAATATGATGTTGCAATGTCTGGGAATACTGCAATGCTTATATGGCTAGGGAAGCAACATTTAGGTCAAAAAGATAAACATGAAAATGATGTTAAAATAGGTGAGTCATCTGGCGTTCATATTTCAATCATCAAAGATGAATCAGATCTGTGAGTGAATTTAAACTAACTCCAAAGCAAATGGAGGCAGTTAAGATTCTATCATCAGATGCTAGGCATATAATGTTGTTTGGTGGTTCCAGATCGGGCAAGACATTTTTAGCTGTCAGGTCACTAATTATTAGGGCATCCAAAGAAAAGTCTCGCCATGCCATATTAAGGTTAAATTTTAACCACATTAAAACTTCAATCTGGCTTGATACATTGCCCAAAGTTTTGAAGGTATCATTCCCGGATCTAGCAGTCGAATGGAATAAGACTGACTACTATGTGACACTTCCAAATGGATCAGAGATTTGGTGTGCAGGACTAGATGATGAGAAAAGAGTCGAGAAGATCCTGGGAAAGGAATACTCAACACTTTACTTCAATGAGTGCTCACAGATACCTTATAAGTCAATTCAAGTGGCACTAACACGACTAGCTGAAAAGAATAAACTAAATAAGAAAGCTTACTACGATCAGAATCCACCGGGGAAAAAACACTGGTCCTATTGGCTGTTCCAAAAACACTTGGACCCAATTGATAATGTTCCAGTAGATGTTTCTAAATACTCATCAATTCTGATGAATCCAAAAGACAACCTGGAAAACATAGATCCAGAGTACATCACAGAGATACTAGACAACCTTCCAGAAGCTCAAAGAAAGCGGTTTAAGGATGGAGAGTTTAGTTCTGATGATGATGGTGCTGCTTACTATGCATTTGATAGAGATATGCACGTAAAGGAAATCGATAAATCATTCCACACTGGACAAAGATGCATAGGGATGGACTTTAACGTGCAGCCTATGACAGCAGTTATTGGTCACTATGTTAACAAAAAGTTCTATGTTATATCAGAAGCATTTCTTGAAAACTCAGATACTTTTAAGATGTCGACGCATCTAATCAAGAATGGTCACAAAGGTGCTAACATTTACCCGGATTCTACTGGGTCAAACAGGAAAACATCAGGCATATCAGACCACCAGATTCTTCAGAATGATGGATTCAAGATTCAATTTACTAGAAATCCACTAGTTGTTGACCGAGTGAATAATTTAAATAGACTATTAAGAGAGGAAAGAATTGTAATTGATCCATCATGCAGGAAGCTCATTAATGATCTTGAAAAGGTATCATGGAAAGATGGATCACTTGACCAGAAAACAGATAAGATGGTCACACACATTTCTGATGCACTAGGATACTGGTGTTGGGCAATCGAACCACTAAAAATGGAACAACCTAAATCATCTACAATTCAACTTTAAGGATTATATGCTTAAGCAAAAAAGAAAAGAAATCATTGAATACATTAAAGCAAATAGAGAATTCATCTCAAAGAATACTGAGGCACTAGACATCTATGAAGGCAATTTGCTTCCTTATGTTGACAGAATATTGAGCCAATCACTATCTGCAAATTATTATAACTCAATCAGAGATAGAGTTTTGCCAATCAATATTCTTCAAAGATTTGTTGATAAGGTATCAGTCACATATTCAAAGTCTCCAAAGAGAACATCAATGGACGAGAGGAATCAGGAGTTTGTTGATTTCTACGAGGATGCTTTGGATATTGACCAATCTGGATATATTGCAGATGCATACAGCAATATGTTCAAGATGTACGCATGGGAGCCATACATTGATAAGAATGGAAAACCAGCTATCAGAGAACTTGCAGGAAATTCTTTCCTAGTTATGTCAGACTCAGCGGTAAATCCAGAGGAAGAAACAATCTTCATCAAATTCATGGGTAGAAAGTCAGATGAGGAAGATTCTCTTCTATTGTTTGTTTATACAGACCAAGAATTTGATGCGTTTTATTTAAATGGAAATGAGGCTTCTGAGTATCTAATTGACAATGAAGGAATCAACCCAATTAGTGTAATTCCATTCGTTTATGGTAAGCGTCAAAAAAACAGACTTTTGCCAGTACTTGATTCAGATATGCTTAAAGTTTGTAAAGCTATTCCAGTAATGCTTACGGATGCAGCTGGTGCTCAGTTTTACCAATGTTTCAGCCAAATCTTTGGGATCGATATTTCATTTGAAAATGCAAGGATTGGACCTAATGTGATTTGGTCTCTTAAATCCGACAGAGAATCAGACAAGTCTCCACAGGTTGGAACAATTAAACCAGAGGCAGATACTCAAAAAGTAATCGACTTTGTAATTACTATCTTTACACTTTGGCTTGAAACCAAAGGAATCAGAATTGGTTCAATGGGTCAGATAAATGGAATGTCTCAGGCATCAGGCATTGCAAAGATGATCGATGAGCTTGATGTTTACGAGATCATTAAAAAGTCTCAGGAATGGTTTGAGAAGGATGAAAAGGAGCTATGGAATATCAAGCTTCCTAAGATCCACAACTATTGGATTAAATCAGGGATGGTAAATCCTTCAAGTGTTCCGGGATTAATGCCTGACTATGATCTTGATATTAGTGTTGAATTTGAAGAACCAAAACCAATGAAGTCTAGAACAGAAGAGATCAATGAGATTAAAGCTGAGATTGAACTAGGCACTATGACTTTAGAGCAAGCAATCAAGGTACTTCATCCAGAATATGAGCAAGAAACTGTGGATGAAATTCTAGGCAATAGAGCACTTATTTAATGGCAAAAGACTGGACCAAGGAAAGAATTAAGCTTCCTAGAGCACTCAAGATTGAGGATAGAAAGAAAATTGCCAATGTAATTATTGAGCATATCATCAATCGTTCTGCTGCTGGTCTAGATAAAAACAACAAAGAATTCAAAGACTACACAAAAAACTATGCCGATAAAAAAGGTGTTGGTGTTAGTGATGTGGATCTAATCCTCACAGGCGAGATGCTTGACTCAATTGAATACATATCAAGCAAACCAGGTGAAATTGTAATTGGTTACAAAGGAGCATCTGATGAACTTGCTGGAAAAGTTGAAGGAAATCGAAGAGGAACTTATGGACAAAGTAAGCCCATCCCTGGAAAAGCTAGGGATTTTTTGGGCATTGATCCTGATGAACTGGATATTCTTGTTAGTGCTTATCAAGATGATGAAAACTTAAATGGAGAGCCCGGGTTTAATGTCGAAGATGTCCTTAACGAACTTCTAGCGAGTGAGATCTAATGACACCAGAGGAAAAGATCAGAGACTTTAAAATAAAGTATGCCAAAAGAATTAAAGATTCACTAAATGAAGCGGCAAAGATTGCTGCTGAGAAAGCCATGAATGATGTTATTTCCAGGACAAAATTAGGTATTGGAAGTAATGGTCAACAACTTAAAGCTCTGTCTGGAAAGTATATTGGATTCAGAAGAAAGTGGGCTGCATTTCTTGCCAAAGATACAAGCCCGGCAAAATCAAACTTAACAGCTACAGGACAATTACTGGAAGCACTTTATTTTAGAGTTGTTGGACCAAGATTTTTTATCAAGGTTAATTCAAAGAAAAGATCAGAAGGTCTTGGTGGTGAGAAGCTAGTAACAATCACGAAGACAAACAAGAAAGGTAAAAAGAAAGTTGTTGGTTATGAATCAACTCTAACCAATGACCAAGTAAGAGAATACACTGAAGATGCTGGAAGAGAGTTTCTTGCACTATCAGAGAAAGAGAAGGAAGATTTAAGAAAGTTTACAGCAGAACAACTAAAAATGATGTTGAGCGATATTTTAAAGTGATTTGTCACAATTAGTTTGACAAGTCAATAACATGGGAGAAATATTATTATGAGTACCGACAATGCCGCCAGTGGCGACAATCAAGCGAACAGTGTTCCACTTGAAAATCAATCTAATGACAAAGTTGCTTATGACACTTACAGGCGTGTTCTGAGTGAAGCTAAGAAACTCAAAGATGAGTTAAGAGCTATCAAAGAACAAGAGCAGAAGAGTCATGAATCTAAGCTCAAAGAGCAGAATGAGTGGAAAGCATTGGCAGAAGCGAAAGCATCACAGGCTGAACAACTCGAGAAGCTTTATAAAGAGCAGCAAGAACAAATTGTCAATGGAATGAAGTTTCAAGAATTTGAGAAGCATTTAGGGGGAAGACTCAAAGATCGGGACTATGCCACTTTTATTGATTTCGATAAAATTGTCATTAACCCTGAAACAAAGTCAATTGATGAGGAATCCGTAAAAGGAGTCGTATCAAACTTTGTTAAGAAACATTCGCATTTAGTGGAGTTTCAAGGAACTGCAAAGATGCCAAATGTTGCTGCTAACTCTGGATCTAGTTTTGCTAGTAAATCACTAGACAAGATGGACCCTAAAGAGCTTGCAGATTTTATTATTGAACAAGGTAAACTTGGAAAAATTAAATAACTAACTAGGAGAATACAATGGCTGATCTTATTACCGGCAACACCGAAATCGGTGGAACCAAACAAGCACTTATCGCAGCAATGGTTCAGAAAGAACTAGCTTTCAAAGCAAAGCTAACTCCATTCTTTACAGATTTATCTGCTATGGCAATCCCTGGCGCTACGTCAATTGCTATTCCTAAACTATCTAGCTTTTCTGTTATTGACAGATCTGAAGGTGTTTATGGAGATTCGTCTCAATTGTCGACAGCAAACGATGTGCTTTCATTGGACCAGAACCTTTATGTTTCTTGGATCATTGACGCAACAACTGCCCTTCAATCAAACATTCCTGCTCAAGTTCTTTTTGCTCAGCGCGCTGCTGCTGCTCAAGCTCGTAAAGTTGATGAATTGTTGATTGCTGAAATCCGCAATGTTTGTTCATCTTTCCTTAACGTGGGTACAGATGCAGATGTTACATATGCTAACGTGCTTGCCATGGTTAAATACCTTGAAGAGAAAGATGCTGCAATGGAAGATACTGTTTGGTTAGTATCTCCACAACAAAAAGCTGCTATCTTTGCACTTGCTGAGTTTAAAAACCAATACCAATTCGGTCAAGCTTCACTTCCATCTGGTGTAATCGGGACAATCCTTGGATCTCCTGTTGTTATGCACAATGGTCTTGCTGGTAAAGAGCTTTTCCTTGCTGAAAAATCTGCTGTTGCTTACGCTTTCCAAAAGAACGCAAGCTATGGAGAGCAAGCTGAAATCGGTTATGGTGTTGGTGCTATGAAGGCAGCAATTGACCAAGTTATGGGTGTTAAAGGTATGCAATTAGGACAGAAGTCTGTAGGTGCTACTAAGTCTCCACTCATTATCGGTCTTAACGACTAATTAAATTAGTGACAGGGTAGCCAGAAATGGCTACCCTTTTTTTATGACAAAAAAGCCAACGCATATTAAGGATTACCTTAAAGCAAAGTCTCCTGAGAATCTTAAGATATTAATGCTTAAGAATAGTTTAAAAACTCAGACTTATCATGATTACCTAATAACTCATGATGGACAAAATTGGTATGCATGGTTTGAGTTTGATGCAGAGGATAGTCTTAAAAAAGAAATTCAAAGGCTAGGCAATGAAGAACTCAATTCAAGATCGAAAGTTTGATTCATATAGACCTGCCAGTAATGATAAATCAAAGGTCGCTGTCACAAATGAAGACGATGCGTCAGGTTTGCGTGTTGATCAAGCAAGCTCGACAGTTATTTATTTGGGCGAAGGTCTTTTTGGTGCTTTGACTTCAGAAGCCAAGTGGAAAATTAAAAAAATCGACTTATCAAGTGGTGTCGTCATTACAGCGGCGTCAGAAGAATTCAATCAAATCTGGGATAACCGAGCGAGTTTAACCTATGTCTGATTTTAAGATTGTTAAACTATTAGACCCAATTTCTCTGACCTTAACAGGCCCTAATTTTCAGGGTGAATATTTGTCCGGCACGACCTATCAAGCAGGAATGTCAGTAAGCTATAATGGCTCATCATATGTGGCACTTCAGACAACGACAGGCAATGTCCCAACAAATACGACCTATTGGCAATTGCTGGCGTCAAAGGGTGATACTGGCGCTGGCGCAGTAGCCTTCACTTGCCGAAATTCCACTGGTGTTCCAATACAAGCTTTTCGTGTTGTATATATTAGCGGTTCGACTGGTAATGAGCCAAATATAACATTAGCTCAAGGTAACAATGATCCAAACTCCTCAAAAACTTTTGGAGTAACTCCTCTAGTAATTAATAACAATACCAATGGTACAGTCGTACACAATGGTGAGATCGATAATCTAGACACATCATCTTTCACTGCCGGCGATCTTTTGTGGTTATCGCCAACAACTCCGGGTTTAGTCACAACAACTCGCCCACCTGCGCCAGATCATGCAGTGTTTATAGGGTATGTGGTTCGCTCAAATCCCACTCAGGGAAAAATAATCGTAACTATTCAGAATGGCCTAGAGCTTCAAGAGCTGCATAATGTCCTAATCAATGGCATAGCTAACAATCAATATCTTAGATATGAATCAGCTACTCAGCTTTGGAAAAATCACACACTAACAAAATCTGATGTTGGGTTGGGGTCGGTCGATAATACTTCTGATGCGAGCAAGCCTATCTCGACTGCGACCCAAAATGCATTAAATTTAATAACAAATGTAAATTGGACAGGTGATTATAATAACGGCACAACTTACAGTGTTGGCCAGGGTGTCATGTACAATGGCGCATCTTTTAGAATGATCATTGCAATTGGTGCTGCAGGTTACAACCCTGTTGCTTATCCTGCAAATTGGGTTCAGGTAACAGATTATGTTTCACCAAATGACATTGGGTTAGGGAATGTGGACAATACTTCAGATTTGACCAAGCCGGTCAGTGTTGCCCAGAACTTAAACTCGATTGTAAACGCTATAATATTCGGATAAGGTTTAAGAATGAAAAAAATATTGAATTCTAATTATTATGTTTTTGATGCCGGAAATAACAGAATAGATTTTACTAATTTTCCTGAATTCGAGTTTCAAAAGCTATATGCAGTCATTGATATAACTGAAGGGAAATTAATATATTCAACATCTGGGCAAGCATCTGGTTTAGATGGATCATTCTCTACGCCATACTTAAATCTTGTTTTCGACGTTACTGGTTTCTCATCATCAGATGAATTGCAGATCATTTACGAGATGGCATCTCAACCTATTTCAGACTCAGAAGAAAATCCAATTCTTTCGACTTTAGATATTCCATCTGAAAAATTTGGTCTTGATGTTAATATTTTAAACTCAAGTTTTGGCGGTCAGATTGGTAGGACAATGCCCTATCCTTTTGCAGACTCGGCTCTAGCTGTAGCAATCAACAGCGGTGGAAAACTTTTAAGCCCTGCCATTGATCCAGTATCAAGTCAGTTAATTGTTGATGTAGGTCAAAATGGGCCAATACAAGTTTCCACTATTGGGGGTGTTGCAGTTACTCAAAACACAATTCCTTGGGTATCTGCCCCATGCAACTCTGGCGGTATCATTGCGGCTTTTGATGCTGGGGCTTCTGACTCGACAACTCAAAGAGTAGTCCTTGCAAATAACTCATTGACGGGCACAAGTACAAGCACACTAAATTTTAGTGATTTTAATGCAACATTCACAACCTCCGCTACAAGTTCAGCCTTTTCAACAAGCGGATATAGATCTCAAAATTTTCAAATACGAGTAGGAACAGTCACAGGAACAAACCCGACGATGGATTACAGTCTTGAGGAGTCTTTTGATGGAACTACATGGTTTACGTCTTATCAATTTCCTAGAATTACTTCATCAAACCAAGTCCACAGATCTCCTAATATACGTTTTGTTGGACAAAATTTTAGATACGTTAGAACCATAGGCGGTACATCTCCAAGCTTCGGAACAACACTAGTCTCTAGGGTATCAAACGCAAGCGAAGGAGACTATCACAGGAACTTCATTGATAGAACCCTAGCACCTAATACAGCAAGTTCTGCCACTCCAAGTTATTTTGCCGAAGGATGCCGATCATTCAATTTGATTGTTACGATGAATGGTGGTGGGTCTGTAATGCCAACCATAACCCTACAAGGGTCAGAAGATTCTATAAACTGGTTTGTAATAAGCACAGGCTTACTTGGTGTTATTAGTAGCTCTGTTTCTATTGCCTCTACCGTTGGGCTGTATTGCAGGTATGTAAGGGCTATTGTTACAGGTGCCGGGACAGGTTCAACTTTAAATAATATTGTAATCAAGGGAAGAGAGTAATGTTTAGCGTGTTTAAAAAATCTGGCGATGAGTGGATTTTGATTTCTTCATTTGAAAACATTAATGACGCTCTTTTTGAAGTAGAGCAATTAAAAGTTGACGGCAATGAATATCGAATTGAAAGAATAGATGGCGCAAACTCTGAGATATTGGAGCAATAATGGCAACGTGGACAGATCAAGTTTATGACGAAGTAAAGGTCAAAAGAGATAATTTTGTAACAAATGGTTACGATGAAGCAAAAACTACTTTTTTAAATAATTCCATAGATTCTTGCTCGTTTCGAGATATTTCATGGGACGCAGGAGCCAGTCAGTTTACTATTATTGAGACAGGCCAACAGCACTCTACTTGGTCGCCAGATCAGCAATTAAAATATTTTCCTCAACTTATTCAGTTAATCGTAATTGGCTCTGAACAAGTTCTATACCCATAAGGAAATTTTATGCCAGCTCCAATCATACCTGATAATAAATATTTGCAATTATCCGACAACCACTCTGCGATTTATTGGCAAAGACTTAACGCTTTAAATCAAGCATATTCAGCATTGAATAATTATAACCCTACTGGTGCAGGGTCAATGCCTTCCCCTATTGAGTGGAGAATCCCTAACACAAATTACTTTTTAAAATATGACACTGGTTACTCTGAAATAGTTATTAATAACAATACATACTCTTCGGTAACACCATCAGAAAAAAGACTAATGTTTAAATACTTAGATAGATTTTTTAAATATTGTCTTCAATCGTATGATCAGTATTACAACATTTAAGGAATAAATAAATGAGAATCTTTTTTAAAGATGGTTCGAATGTCATAGAAATAACAAAGCAGCTTAATAAGTATAAATCAGACACTTATATGCTGACGATGACATCAAGCGATGCCATTTATATAGCCACAGACTTTCCTCTTAACCATTTATTCGTCAAGATGGGTGAAACTGTAAATGAATCATCATCTGAAATGATTATTGACTATTGGTCCAGCCAAGGATGGTTGCCAGTGGTTAATAAGAATGATTATACAGAAGCCTTTTCAATGTCTGGATTTGTTGAGTTTACACCAGACAGAAACCACAGCTGGACTAGAGAGAACACAAACTCAAATGGTCAAAGTGTTGATGGTCTTGAATCAATTGTTGTTTACGATAAATACTGGACCAGAATTCAATTTACTAATAACCTTGATGCAAACATTGACCTGGAATGGATAGGTAATCTTTTCTCTGATGACTCAGATTTATTTGCTGAGTATCCAATATTTAATGACCAATCGTTTTTAACATCATTCGAGGCTGGTAAGGTTGACTGGGAAGAACAGCACGTTAAAGCAGCGTCTTTAATTATTCAAGACCTTAAAAAGAAGAATGTAATCATAGGACCAGAGCAAATTCTTGATAGATCTGTGATGCTTCCTGCCTCTGTTTGCAAGGTTGCTGAGATCATATTTAATGCGTTTGGTAATGATTACTCACAGCAAAGATTGATTGCACGTGAGGAATATGAAAGAAGAATAGATCTTTCCAGGTATTCAGTTGATGGAAACAATGATGGGATTGAGGATGCAACTGATGTAATGGCAGTCCAAGGATGGTTGACTCGATGAGCAAAATCACAGATGTTTATGAAGCTATAATTGACCAAATAGAAGCTCTCTATCCAACAAAGGCTAGACTCCACAATCCATACAATATCGAGGAAAATCCCGACATAATTAGGAAAGACTCATGGGGTTTGAAGGTTGAATCTGCCTCTAGAGAGGAAACTGAATTTTGCAATCTTAGTCTAAACAGGACATTTACAATCGTTTTATTGAAGCAATTCGTGTCACTAGCAGGGAAAGAAGATGGTTTTGATGCAGTAACTCTATCAATTCTTGAAGATCAGCAAACATTTTGTAATACTTTTTACTCTCCATCAGAGATCGGAGAGACATCAATTATCGACAGGATAGAAATATCCAATATATCTGGTATTCAAGAAGTTGTTACTGGTGAAAAAAAGTACCTTTTTGGAGAAATAACATTTAACATATTAATCAGTGAGTTAATTAATTAGGAGTCAATATGACAGTTGGATTAAATAAAGCATCAGTCTTTGCGGTAGTTGAGGAAGCAACATCTGGCACTTATGTTGAGCCTAGTGTTGGATCTGAATTCCTTCCACTTAGACCGGGAAATGAAGTTGCCTATGAACCAGAGGAGCTTAAAAGTGATGAGCTTTTAAATGATATTGGCGCAGCAAAATCTTTTGTTGGTAAAGAGAAAGTATCAGGAAAGCACGATATTTACCTAAAGCACTCAGGTGTTGAAGGTCAAGCTCCTCAAACTAGCGTGCTTTATGAGTCAATCCTTGGTGACAAATACGTTGTTCCATCTGAGGAAGTAACAGCCGCATCATCAACTGTAAATGTAATTAAAGTTGCAGATGGTACAGACTTCAGACAAGGCCAGGCTCTTTTAATTAAAAAGCCATCTGGTTATGATATTAGAAACGTAGCATCAATCTCAGGAAATGATCTTAATTTGAACTTCTCAATTGGTTCTGCCCCTGCTGCTGGTGTTGGTCTTGGGAAGGCTATTGTTTACATTCCAGTTGCTCAGGGTCATCCTACTTTTTCAACTACAAAATACCTTGGAAATGGTTTTGCTAAAGAAGTTTCTGCTGGTAACACAGTTACAGAAGCCTCGTTTAAGCTAGATGCCGGAACATTTGGAGAGGTTTCTTTCTCATTTGAAGGAACAAAGTACTTTTTCAACCCAATCACAATAACGGCAACAAATAAGTATCTTGACTTCACTGATGACTCTGGAACATACGCGGTTTCTGTCGAGGAAAAGATCTATAAAACACCTATTGAGCTTTCAGATGCCATTGAAGTTGCTTTAAATGCATCAGCATCAACAAAGACATACACAGTTTCTTTCTCAAGTGTTGACGGTAAATTTACAATTGCATCATCTGATGCAGTTACATTAAGTTTACTTTTTGCAACTGGAGTAAATGCAGCAAATTCAATTTGTACTAAAATAGGATTTACCGCTACAAATAAAACTGGATCTCTCTCATATACATCTAACAATGCTCAGTCATACGTTGCACCAGTTGCCCCAGTATATGATTCAGGTGATTCAATCATCATTAAGGGTTCTGAACTATTCATTGGTAATCAATCAGATAATATCTGTTTCTGTGCCCAATCAGTTAGCCTTACCATCTCCAAAACAGTTGAAGATGTTGATTGTATCTGTGAAGAATCGGGAGTTTTAGAGAAAATTCCTACAGCACGTGAAGCAACTATGGAAGTTGTTGCTGTTCTTAAGAAGCATGATGTTGCTTTACTAGATGCACTTCTAAAAAATGAAGGCATTTCTGCAATGTTAAATGCTGGCCCTAAGACAGGTGGAAACTGGGTTCCAGGAAAATGCTTTTCAGCTTACCTTCAAAAATGTACTGTTAGTAAATATACAACATCTGGTGATTCGTTCATCCAAGTAAATGTAACTCTAAAAGGTTATGTAACTACTACAGATAAAGATGTTTATATTAACTTTGTCTAGGAGTATTGATTGAATAAGATTGAAACACCAATGGGAATTTTGAAATACAGAAACCCGACAGTAATTGAAAATATGAAGCTGCTTAAAGAAGCAAAAGATTTTTTCAGAACTGAAGATCCTATTGGTGCTAAAATCTCGATAATGGAAAAGCTTGGACCATTACTAGACTTTAGCGAAATGAATGATATTAAATCATTTGAAGACCTAAATGCTCATGGCGATGAAATGACTTTACCATTATCAATAATAGCTGATGAGATACTTAATAAGTTGGTTGGTGCTTTCGCAAAAAAAGCCTAATACCTGATGCCATCAACATCATCAGGAATAACTTATCTAGAAGTGACCTTGAGAATCTTGTTGAAGCTGAAAATATCGACATGCTACTAGAAACTTCAGTTGATGTTTCAGAGTATTTAGAATTTAGAACTATGATTGATTTAGGGTTAACAGTCCATCATTCAGAGTTAGATTTCGACAAGATTATGATTTTCTCATGGATAAAAGAGGGAATTGAAAATGGCAGAAAACATTGAGTTTAGACTTAAGGTCATAGAAGATAAGCTCGGATTAGCACTAGATAATAACGAAAAGAAAGCTAAATCACTTGGTTCTGCAATCAATGTTGCACTTGGATCATTCGCATCTGCTGCTGCCATTAAAGGTATTAGTTTAGTATCGGATGGATTTAGGCAGTTAAACTCGTTTGTTCTAGACTCAGTTAAAGCTGCATCAGACTCACAAAATGCATTAAATAGTTTAAATCTAGCATTATCCCAAACCGGAAACTTAACAGAAGAAAATGTTAAATCACTTCAAGACTTTGCTGCTGAGATTCAAAACACTACAGCATTTGAAGATGATGCTGTTATATCAACCGCTGCTTACATCCAAACACTCGCAAGACTAGACACTGATGGTCTTCAGAGAGCAACTCAGGCTGCCATTGACTTATCTGCTGCACTAGGAATTGATCTTGAGTCTGCATCAACCATTGTGGCAAAATCTGCTGAGGGCAATACTACAGCACTACAGAAGCTAGGAATAGCATTTGAGAAAGGCAAGTCAGATGCCGAAACATTCGCCAATGTTCTAACTACATTAGAATCAAGATTCGGAGGATCAGCAGAAGCACAGGTTAAAACATTCTCTGGGTCTATTGCTCAGTTATCAAACGTGTTTAATAGTGTTCAAGAGAATATAGGTAATGTGATTATTAAGAATCCTGCTGTTATTGCATCATTCAAAACAATTAGTGCTGTATTGGTATCATTGGGTGATTCAATCAACTCAACATTTGGAAAAGAAAATTCAGATCAATTGGCCAATTTTATTTCAGCATCATTAAATGGATTGGCTGGATTAGTTACAGTCATTGATGCATTTGGAAGAATAGCAACAGCGTCAATTGAGGCTATTCTAGGATCTATTAGACTACTAGCTTTGGGTGTTGTTACACCCATTGCAGGATTATTAGAACTTATTTCCACCATCCCTAAGGTTGGTGAGGCTTTCAGAGGTGCTGCTGATGCTGCAACTTCTGAGATGAATCGACTATCTGAAGCTGCTAATGCTAATGCACAGGGTATCCAGGATGCATTTTCAGGTGATACAACTTTAGGTGGATTAGCAACTGATATTGTAGACGCTAACAATAAGTTTAACACATTTTATAATGATATTAAGACAAAGCAGGAAGATTTAAAAAATAACCCTGCACCATCAGTGACAGGCTTAGATGATGCTGAGTTAAAAAGAGTTGATGCTTTAAATGCGCAACTATTAGAAGCACAGCAAAACTTCCTAGTATCTAAAGCTCAACTAGAAGCACAGAACCAACTAGATGAGGATGCTAGATTTCAGGCAAAAACTACTGCTGATATACAAAAGATAACAGATTTTGAGCTTCAAAAATCTCAAATCCAATATGATGCCGCCATTGCTGCTTCCAAATTACTAGGAACTGCTCAGGAAGTTGACCTTGCTAGAAAGAAAGCTGGCTATGATAGAGAGTTGAGAGATGCCAATATTAAGAATAAAGGCATTGCTGATATTAGAAAAAATGAGCTAGATAATCAAAACGCTTTCTTTGCGTCTGCGACAAGTTTAGCTAGTTCAAATAATAAAGAACTTGCTGCAATTGGTAAGGCTGCTGCTTTAACTCAGATTGCTATCAATACACCTAAAGCCGCATCTGCTGCATACATATTTGGTCAAAATATCTCAGGTGGGAACCCTGCAATAGGTGCCGTCTTTGCAGGTATTGCCTACGCTGCGCAGGCTGCTCAGGCAGCCAGGGTTGCAGGTATTCAAGGTTTTGCTAATGGTGGCATTATTGGCGCAACACCAGGGCCAGATAATCAAATGGCTACAGTTAGAACAGGTGAGATGGTACTCAATGCAGATCAACAAAAAAACTTATTTGACATGATTAATAATGGCTCATCTGGTGGTGATATTGTCATCCAGGTTGATGGTCGAGAAATAGCAAGAGCGGTCAGAACACAAGTTCAACAAGGTTATAAAATCGCATGAGTTGTTTAAAATTTTTTAGCTTAAATTTAGTCGATAGCGCAACACTAACACCATCAACGGAAAACTTAAATTTTCCTGTTTCAAACCTGACTGACCCACGAAGGTCAAAGGTTTTTAGATCAACATCAAATTCTGATAATGTTGTTTTAGATTTTGGAACGGCAAAAAACATTGACTCGATTTTTTTAGTCGACGAACCGCGTTCAGGTTTTGGAATTTCTTCATTATCTTTTCAGTTCAATTCGTCTGACTCATGGGGTTCGCCTGCTTATTCCGACACGCTAACATTTTCAACGTCTCATGGTGTCGGGTATAAAATATTCGCAAATCAAAACTATCGTTATGGTCGTTTGGTTTTAACATCAACGCTTGGATATTGTGAATTAAGCAAAGTTTTTTTAGGTCAACAAATTGATCTTGGTCGTGGGCCTAACTTTAATTGGTCTTATCAAGACAAAGAACTTTCAAACATAAAAGAAAACCGATACGGTCAAAGATTCGTCGACATCATTTCGAGACAAAAAGCTCTTAATATTCAACTGACGCTTTTAGATAAAACACAATTAGATCAAATATTTCAATTCTATGACGAAAAAAGCACGACAAAACCTTTTTACGTTGCAATTGGTGATGATACAATGACAACAGACCACAGGCGTTTTTCTGGAATGGTTTACATGAATGCAATTCCCACCATCACAAATACGTCTTTCGGTCGTTATTCTGTCTCAATCTCATTAGAGGAAGCGATGTAAAATGAATAATGATCAAGAATGGCGTTCGCATTTGCTAAGTGAAATGAAGGAAATTAGAAAAGACCTTGCTGATGTTAAATCAGAAATGATGACATTGAAGATCAAGGTTGCATCATTTAGCGCGTTTGTTGGTTCGGTTGTTTCATTCGTTTTCAGCAAGGTTTTTTAAATGACATTTGAACAAGCTTCAAAACTTTTAGTTAGCGAAAAAGTGACACTTGTCACAATTCAATCGGAAAAATTCGCAAAGCTTTTTACGCTTTATTCTGGTTCAGTTTACTATCGTGACGTTGATTTTTTTGTTTCTACGGTAAAAGAATCAGGTATTGAGCTTCAAAGTGTTGCCTCGATTGGTCTTGTTACAAGTGGAAAATTCTTTTACGACATAGTGAATAAAAGATTGTATCTAAATACAGTCGGAAATGTTGACCCAAAAACTGTAGAAATCAGCGTTGTTTACACTCACTTTTTCTCAAATAAGCCTGTAAATCTTCCTCATGATTTATCATCTGGCCAGGCCGTAGAATGGCTTCCTTATATCAGTTCAATTGGTTCTATCGGGCAAAGACTTGACGACCAATCAACGGGGGTTGTGCTTGAATCATCAAGTGAGATTTCTCTTATCAACACTGGTTTATTTGATCAGATTTATGACACCCATATTTTCGAAAACAAATCTGTCAATTTTTACATTTGGTTTCCTGTTACCGCTTTAAGCGAGAAAAGAAAAATATTTGAAGGTTATGTCGAATCAAAAAATTATGAATCACAATCTGTTGTTTTCAAAGTAAAAGATTTTATTTTTAGGCTTAGGGATAAACTAAATCTTCCAACATTTAGCGAATCTGATGGGTTTTTGGCCGATTCACTTATTGGAACACCAAAAAGAAGAATTTACGGCCAGGCCAAGCAGTTAAAATGCGCAAGTGTTGATTCTTTACTTGATGGTTATACAGGAACAGGAACAATCACAATCGACATCAGTGCAAGCGTTGTGACAGGGACAGCATCAGGAACATACGTATCGAACGATTTAACAGGAACAGTCTCTGGAACTGCAGGAGCAGGGTCGAGAACCGTGACAGGTGTTGGAACGTCATTTCTAACGCAAATTTCACCAAATCAAAAAATAAGAATTACGAACGGTATTGCAACTTACTTTTACAAGGTCTTTGCAGTCACTTCAAACACATCTTTGACGCTAACATCAGACATCAGCATTTCTTTTTCAGCATTCACAGCAAAAAATTGGTCGGCCGGAAACAAATCAGTTTATGGTGTCGGGACGTCTTTTTTGTCACAACTCCAACAAGGTTCTTCGGTTGAATTTTCCAATGGTGTAACCGATATAAATATGAAGGTTGAATACATTGTTAGCGACACTGAATTGACTATGACGGAATTTATTCCTTCAACATTTTCAGCTTTTACCATAACAAACACAGACCAAAAAAATATAAGACTTGTTGGAACAGGAACGCAATTTATCTCTGAATTTTGTTCAGGTGACACGGTAAAATTCCTAGAAAATGGAGAAATTTTAAAGGTTGATAATAAGGAAATAAGTGGAACGATTGACTTTGTTTCAAGCAACACCTTGGCCTTATTGTCTGACTCGATTGAACCTTCAATTGTTGGAAAATCATTTATCGTCGAACCAAACGTGAAGTTCTACAACACAAACCGAGAATGGCATGTTGCAGGACATAAATTAAGAGAACCAACAACAACAATAACATCAGTTGTTTCAAATAACAGATTTATCTTGGCATCAACTGAAGATATTTTTAATGGTGATCAGGTTTTGATAAATGGAAACCTAGTTTCCGTCAGAAGAATTTCAGGGAATGAACTTGTAACACAAAACGCCCTTATACCTTCACCGTCAGTCGGTGCGACCATTAAAAAGTTACCAATTCAGAACGTTTTCTTTGGTCAAAAAGAGCTTATTTACTCGCGCGATTGGACTTACTCAAACACCACCTCCGATGCAAAAATTATTTTAAACTCAAACGCTGAATTTAATATTGTTGACGAAAAAATGCTTGGTGTTAGCGTTTCATTTGTAAACGGAAGCCGAAGCGTTACAACATCATCAATCGTTGACTTTAGATCAATATTAAAGCCGAGAGACTTCATAAGAAAAAATTCAATCGCATCAGGCGAAAACACTTATTTTGAAATCATTGATGTAAAAGAACAGGAAATTGTTTTAAGAATTCCTTTTACAGGGTCAACAGAAACAACCCTAGCATTTAGAAAAAACATTGATTACGTTACTGACGATTCACTAATCACATGCAACTGTTTAGGGTATGAAAGTTCATCTTTATGGCTTAAGACGCCATCAGATTGCGTTAGACACATGATTTTAAATGATGCCGGTTTCCCTTCAGTCAATGAAGCTTCATTCCTACAAGCAAAAGCCGATTGTGATTTTATTGTGTCGATGATTATCCCTGAAAACCTTGAGGGTGAACCGCCTTCAATAAGGGACACAATCACAAAAATAAGCGAATCAATTTTTGGAAGTATTTGCGGAAACAGTTCACAAGAAATTTCATACAATGTTTTGAATTCTGTTAAACCATCCCAAACAGACATTATAAAAGATGATGATATAATTTCTTTTAGTTCAGAATCAATCACGAATATTTACAATGAAATAAACGTAACCTATAGGCCATTCGTTGACCACGCCACAACAAACGACACATTTGAAACGTTTGACTACAATTCAAGCTTTGTTGACAAGTTTGTTGGAATTAAAAATAAACTTGAAAAGAAATTGTATCTTTATGAATCTGACAAATCTGAAATAATTGCCCAACGCTTTGCGCTATTTAGTTCACTATCAAATACAAAAGTAAAACTAAAATCAAAGATGAACCTTTTCACCAAGTCTTTAAATGATAAGCTTTTTCTAAATTTAGACAGGCTTTTTAACAGGTTTGGCGGTGAAGACAACATGAAGATCGGTGTCATAACAGAGACAAAAAAGGGTCAAACTGACGTTGAAATTGTCATTTCTGACCTTGGAAATGTGTTCAATCGCGTTCCATCAATTGCCCCCGACACATCAAATGATTATTCGACAGCGACAAGCGATGAAAAGATAAGGTGGGGTTATATCGTTGACGATTACGTGTTGACACCTGACCCAACATCAGAAGAAAATTTAGGGAATAACATCATAGGATAGGTTATGGCATTCAGTTCAATTTCTTCCGCAGTGATTGCAGTTGGCCAGGCCATTAAGGCCGAGCTTTGGGGGAAGGTCAAAGATAACTTTGATGACCATGAAACTCGGATAAATGCAATCGAGTCGACAACTAGCAAAATTCCCATAATAAAATTTTATGTTTTAAATGCTTCATCATTTTCAACGGCTACAGGTCTTTTTTATTGGGAATCTAACGACACGTTTACAATAACAAGTGCATATGTTCAGATTTTTGAAAAAGGTTCATTATCAGGAACTTTTGAAGTTGATATTGAGAAAAGTACAACTGATTTAAACTCAACTTCATTCACTTCAATTTTTACTACAAAACCATCAATAACTTTTGCCTCTGTTGCTGATTATGCAAAAAGCACAAACCAAGTTTTTGACCCAACAAAGATTTCAATGGTTCCGGGAAATTATTTGCGTTTTGATATTACTCAAACGCCTGCAAGTGGTGTCATGAGTAAATTTTTAATCACAGTTTACGGAGAATAATTATGCCAGCACCTTTTATAATTCCATTTAATAACTGCCCTGTATCGACAAGTATTAAAACGTCTTCATACACCATACCGGCAGGAAAGTATGCAAGAGTCACATCTAGATCGGCTTACTTTTCTGTGGACTCATTTAATTTTTACTATACGTCTTCGGAGTCGGCTTCAATTGCAGGGAACGGAGCAACCCAAGACGTTTATGCAAGCATGGGTGAATATGCTTACGTTTCGGCGTGGTCGGTCGTTAGGTCGGGATCAGTAGCGAGTGGATCGAGTTCAATTTATATTTACTCGGGCGGTTATGACGGACGCTTAAACAATACCACACTTATCACAAGGTCAGCACTAGGGACAACTACAGGGACGGCGTTCAATACCAATGTAAGGGCCGGAACAATTCGCTATGTTCTTAGTTCATCCAACGCAGGTTCGACAGGGTCGATTTCATTTTCAGTTATTTCGGCTCATGAGTTAGTAAGTGGCTTGTGGGTTCCGTCAGGAACCGTTCTGACGGGGAACGAGTACATCGTTGAAGAATACAATATGATTTCTTAGGGGTTTATAATGTTTAGTATTTTCGTAAATGATATTTTTAGAAATTTTTGGGCAAATCAAGTTGGCGATGTTTTTATTGATGCAACTTGCCGAGGTTTAAAGCTTGATAAGTCAGTAATTGATATGAATTTCTATTTTGGAATTGATTCGGTTCCAAAGTTTTACGAATTTGATCAAGACAAAAAACTAATCATCAAAAAAGAAATTATCACAATCAATGAAGTTGTGACACAAAACGAACTTGGTGAAGATGTAGTGACTCAACAAGAAATTAAAACTTATGAAATTGATAAAACCATCGAACCAATTGTTTATTTTGCAAAAGGCTTGATGATTAAACCTTGCTAGGAGTATTTATGTTTTTATTTTTATTTGCTTTTTTAGTTACGTCAGCACATAACGGCACAAGAAATTATGAAGTTTGCAAAGCTGAATCATTTAAATCTTCACCATGTTGGGAAGCCAAGCAATTAGACAAAGCCGGAAAATTTCTTAAAAAGATTTAGTAAATGATCACCCTAGAAGAATATTTGATGGGAAGGGACAAAGATTTTCCCCTTGATATGCTTCAAGCAAGAAATGCTGCCATTCTATTAGGTTGCGTTAATTATCTTTTCGGAAGGCTGAACATATCTGCACCAGTGTCATCAGGGTATAGACCAAGTGCGATTAATAAAACAATTGGTGGTGCCAAATTAAGCACACACACAGTATGCGCTGGGATTGATATTCTAGACAAGTTTGGGAAGATAGGAATATTGCTATCAAAAAGAACTGATCTTCTAGAGCAATGCGGTTTATGGCTAGAAAATCCAAACTACACAGTTAAAACTGACAAAGATGGAAACAGAGTACATTGGGTCCATTTAGATATTAAGGAAAGAAAAAACAGGATTTTTAATCCATAGGAGATATTATGCTAGATGTAATTATTGCAAACAAAGTCGCTATTCTTGGTTTTTTATGGTGCTTATCTGAAGCACTAAGCTTTATCCCATCAGTTGAAGCCAATGGCGTATTTCAATTGATCAAGAATGCTCTTAAGAAAGTAATGGGCAGATAGTGGAAATCGGTCTGGTGCTTTCTATCTTGAAAGAAGGATTAAAGTTATCCAATACTATCGTGGATAGAAAGTATCTGGACCGAGTTATTGACTTAGAAAAGGATTTCCATGAAGAGTTATCCAAACCTGATGATGAGCGGTCTGATCTTCATCTTGATAGCATCATGCTCGAACTTAGAACAATCGCATCCACATTCGCAAAATATACTCCAAGAAAGTGAAGAGAATAAACTGGTTCATATTTCAGATAAAGCTAGTGATCCTGGTATTAATATTCCTTTTAATAAAGAAGCTGCTTTTTATCCGATGGCAAAGGATGGCTCGGGAGTTGAATACAAATGGAGAGAGTGTGTCAAAGAATTTATAATCTGCTTTAAGTGGAAACAAAAAAAGGTCATATTTAGATTTGATGACAAAGAAAAGATGCAATGGTTCATCAATAATTCATTCGGACTTAAAAAAAGAGATATGCCTTGAAGCCCAAAACTGCTATGACTAAACCTAAGCAGATAGAGTATTGGATTGAGCAATATTTACAAGCAAAGGCATCAGGGGATAAGACCAGGATGAAAATGTTTGAAGCTCTAATTGTGAAACTTGGTGGAAAGGTTCCAAGACTATGATGCTTAAAATAAAGATTGATGCCCATGCCTTACCACTTAATAGGCTATACCCTACAAATGCCTCAGGAAGGCGTTTTTTAAGCAAAGAAGGGGCAAATTATAAAAGGCTTGTACAGGTTGCAACTAGGGATGCTTATCTGGATCAGGGATTTACCTTTAACTCTGAGAGTCAATACATCACAACTGAATTCTTTTTTTATACTCCAAAGCTCATCACTAAGCAGGGAAAGATCAGCAAGTCTAAGGCCGACACTTCAAACTGCATCAAAGCACTAGAAGATGGGATATTTGAGACTCTGGGAATAGATGATTGCTACAATCTAGATATAACAGCATCAGTTCAATACTCAAGCGATCCAACAATCATTGTCATACTTAGAACGCACTTATTATCGTCAAAGTTTGACACTAGCTATCATTAGTCAGAGAATTTAATCAATCCTCCCTGGATTAATTCTGTCTGGTAGGTGATAGATCACGATGAGAAGTTGCCTACCATCTTAAACCCATCGAGTTATATTTTCTGATAAATAATATGGCACACTGTATAATGTCTTATCTTTATCCTTCCAGTTAGATCCATGCGAGAATCCACAATAATGTGAATACTCATGGAGCAATAGACCACAAAGCTTTTCAAAATCGAATGTGGCGAGTGCTTTGACATTTATGTGAATATACTTTCCATCATAATACCCAACTGCCTTAGTTAGTGGATTCCATGGGCGATACGAATAGATATTGATCAGATCTCTTTCCTTGAGTAATTTCTTAACCACTGACTCACCAGATCCAGACCCATATTTGAAGTCATTTTTGGTTGATAATTCTTTTATCATTGATGATTCTTCTGTCAAAAGCTTCTCAACTTGCTTGATTGCATGGTTTACTTCGTTACTGATAAGGCAATTTCTGAATCTCATTACATTCCTATTGGCGTATGATAAGCCACAATTAATGATGTTATTAATACCAATACAAGATAAGCCCACATTATCCAACTCACTCTGATCTCACTATTCTTAGGCATTGCTGAAGCTTCATGTTGGCATTGATCCTATCAAACTCGATTGACTCTACGCCTTCCATGTAACCTTTGCGCTGACCAAGCGTAAAAGAAAGTAAAAAAATTATTAAAATTTTTAAAATACCCATCTGATCTCCTCATCTGGATTCAATTCTAGTACAAGATCTGAATTAATTAATCTGGCCATTGGCTTTCCATTGGTACTAACCCCGACATATGTCCAGTCACTTTGATCGTTCACCAAGACAAATAGGCTCCCAATATTTGACTCAGAATCCATCAACTCTTTTAAAGTCTTTGGGTCATGGTATCTATATTTCTCAGCAAAGGTCTCAATTAGCGCAGGGATTACATAGACAACATTTGATCTAATGGAATCTAGAAATAATCTAATCTCTTTGGTATCGGTTTTAAAAGAGTCGATCAACTGAAGATAATTTTCTGGATTTTTTTGGATGCTTCTTGATAGTTCCCACAGACTCATTTTCTACCTCTCTTTCATAGTTGTATAAATCTTCCAGTGTTGTCATTGGAAGTAGTTTTTTAATTATCTCATAACAAGCAAAAGTGTCTGACTTAGCATCATGGTGTTTTAACTCAATTCCTAATTCTTTACAAATCAAGTCTAGACTAAATCCCTCAAAGTTAAAATGGGATTGTAAAACTTTACATAGTGTATGCGTTGAATATGGCTTATGCTTTTCAATCTCAAAGTACGGCTCATCACCCATATCCATCATTCTAAGGCGCAAAACAGCATGGTCATAAAAGGTTAACTTACCAAACATCTTTGCATTAGTATGCATCCACATCTGGTTATCATCCATTGCTTGAAGCCAAGTCAATAATCCTGGATAAACTTCACTAAACTTTTTATACTTTGATGCTTGCTCTTTAGTGATCCCATGAATCTGCTCAGCCTCATAAGACCACTTCCAAGGGTTACACTGGATAACATACTCTGACCTTAAATTAAACTTTGAATCTACTGCAAGAAAATGTCCTGTAATGATTTCCGCATCAAAGACATTTGTCCCAGTAGTCTCAAGGTCAAATATTATCATTCTTTTTATCCCCAATAAATTGAGATTCTTTAACTACAATCTGGGTCTTTGTTATCCCATCTTTGTCATAGTAATCAATCGCACCATCAACAAATAACTCTTTTTTCTCGGTCAAATGCTCTCCTAGAATCTCAGCTAACTTGCCGTAAGATACACAATTATGAAATAGGGCTTTATCCTTTTTATCCTCACCTTGCTTTGAATATGTAGTGAGAGTGAAAAAAGTAATTGGCTTTCCATTCTTACTTACCATCTTCTTAATGTTGTAAACTTTACCCATCAAAGTAACCGAATTAACACCTAACATCATTACCCTCTTTTATTGTTCTGTTCTATAAGCTTAGAAGCTTCATTTTTTGAAATATCATTATTAAATTGTACGCCTAATCTTTTTAAAAGTGATTTCTGAGCATCAGAAGCCAGTGTAGTTGCTGCACCCACCGAAGGCTTCTGGGTGTCAATCTTTACAGCGGAAGAAACGTGGCCCCATTGTTTGATTGATGGTTCATTTTTCCAAGAATTTTCCCAGTCTCTAGACTCTTCATCATCTAAAGACTCAAGCATGAATGTTTTAAGATAGCAGTATTTAATCGCCATAGAGTAAGCTTTACCAGTGGCTTTATCTCCTGAATCAATAGCATAGGCAAAGCATTGAGTTTGAAATTGATCTGACTTATCTTCTGAATTAAAAAATGTTACAGAAGCCCAAACTCTCACTAGGTAATTTTTCTGGGTTGTAATTTTACCTTGGTATTCTTTTTGTGTTTCAATTATTTCAAGCTCGCAAGTTTCCATTCTAGGCATTGCAACAATTCCAAATTCAGCTATCGGATCATGGAGCAAAGAAGTAACATCGTCATGCGAAACGGCCGTATAAGATGACCGATCATTTATTTTTACAGTCGATCCCTTATGGACTGACTTAACCTTTTTTTGAATTTCGTTTATTTTTTGAAACAGGTTTAGATTTTTCATTTTTTACCTCATTTTGTTTTATAATCATTAGCGCATGATCTAGTATCTTTTTTCCGTTAATAAGTAAATGCTTTTTTCTGCACATACATTTTTCTTCTGATGCTACTTCATCATCTGCCGCCATTTTGCCGCCATAATTCAGAACCTTTTCTGATTTGCATATTGGGCAAATAATAATCTCTGAAGTCATACATCACCAATATAAGTAAGTTCATCTTGGCTTAGGTCGTATGCGACTTGGTGTAACACTTCGTCAACTTGCTCAGTAAAAATTGTTCCAAACTTGCTTTCGATATAAAGTTTTTTTCTGGTCCACCAGAACACTAGCAAATCACCTTTTTTATTCATCATAATCATTTTACTTGATTTCATTTTTTACCTCTTTTGTTTTTTTAAGTACATCTAAACACTGATCAATCCAAACCTGTAAAGATCCAAAGTGTTCTATTATTAATTTCTTATCAGATGGTTGAAGTCGGATGGACACTGGCTGTCTAACTTCTGTTCCCTTAAGTTTTGCAGGCATATTAAGCTGCCTCTGGGATAATAAAACTTAACATGGACCAGTCTTTTTTATTTACTCTCTCAATTTCAACATCAACAAAACCAGATTTTGATATGAAGACCATCATCATTTCAGCTGTAATCATTTCAGAGTTTTCAAATCTAACCAGCACAACGTCTTTTACAACTGATATTTGTAATGTTTTAAAATTAAATTTATTAAAAATGTTTTTTAAATTGTTTTCAGCAGATGTGTTTCTCATTTTATACCTCTTTGTTGTTTCGTATGAACCTATTCTAATACATAACGTGTTACGAATCAACAAGTATTTAAAGTTTATTCTCTTTTGCATATCTTTTCAATGGGTTAACAAAGTAATCTAAATCTTTTCGGTCAAAAGCATCATTGGATATTCTTCCTTGATCAATTATAGCCTGGGGAGATGCCTTGAAATATGATCTAAGCCAATCATTGAGCACTAGCATCTCTTTATGCATCTCAGTGAAATGCTCACAGAAAGGGAAAACATGGATGGCATAGGATTTGGTCATGAGGGTTAGGGTATTTTGATCCCCCACAGCTAGGAATTTGGCTTTTAAATGAGGATAACAGCGATATGATAGATCAGTCAGCTCATCAACTATAACTTCATCCTTAGCCAAATATGGCTTAATTAGAGCCATTAACTCATTTAAAGTAGGATGCTTATCCATTTTGTATGGAACTGATTTGCATACCATTCTAACCAGGTCACACTTATAACCTAGCGAGGCAAGATCAGCTGCCCAAAGCTTGATGGTTGATTGTCCCGGGGATCTCTCAAACCTTAGAGCCATATCCTTTAGTGCGTTCTCTATCTCAGCCTCATGGAAGCCTTGACCTTTATCTGAGTTAGCAATGCGTCTATTGGACTCATGATCGCCCCATGATTTATTGTAATTAACTACTGCGTTAATATTCATTTCATACCTCCTAATTTCTGGGTGAATTATTATACATTATTCTTAAAATCTAAATATGTAATTATTACAATCTAATTATTAGATAGATAATGCATAAAAATTATATCTTACAAATCGTGTTGAATTGATTATAACAGAATTACGTGACCTATGGGATTGTTGTTTCGCCATTGATTAGCAGAAAGAGTCCGTTGATACTGCTATGAAACCTCAGAAGCAACCTATAAACCTCGGCTCCGAAAAGCAAATGCTTAAGGTGATACAAGGCGAATAGGCAAGGAATGATTAAGTAGGTAATAATTACTAAGCTTAGTTCATCTCCCTTGCTCTTCTATTCCCTCTCACCTAAAAGCAATTATATTAGGAGTAAGTATTTATGGATTTAGTAATCAAGTTATTACCAGATCAGAGGTATGAGAAAGTCAAAATAAGAAATAAACAGATTAAGAATGTTTTGGATAATTTTGATCTTTCAGTTGAAAACAAAAAAAGATTCTTCTACTCAAATGATTGGAGATTATTAAAGAATTATGTGTATTCAAAGTATGAGAACATCTGTGTCTGTTGTGGTTCAGATAAAGAGCTTCAAATAGATCACATAAAACCTATAACAAAAGCACCTTCACTTGCCTTACACCACAATAACCTTCAAATACTTTGCAAGACCTGTAACCAAATCAAGTCAAATAAGTCAAATGCAAGGTTTAAAAGGATAAAGAAACCTGGAAAGGTGAGCTTTAAGCCAATTATTGGATTGAGGTATAAGTGGATGGAATATTTTCCAAAGAAATAATGAAGAACTATCAATCTAGCTCACCTTGTATAGTATGCGGATTAAATCAATCCCAGATGGTTACCTTCCATCATGTATATTCTAGAAAAGCCTATCCAGAGTGTAGTGAGTTATCTTGGAACTTAATGTCACTATGCTCATGGCATCATGTAGAAACTCATAAGATTGGAACAGTCTCATTTGCTAAAAAGTATTCATCTGTAAACGATTGGCTTATCTCAAATGGATGGGAGTTGATCATGGGTAAATGGATACACTCAACATAACTTATTGCCATGTTGTAACTAAGTTGCAACGATAAGATCATGGAGAAAGTTACCTTTCATGACTTAGTATGTAAGCTAAAGCAACTTGCTAGTGAGCTTGATAAGTCTCCAACCTTGAGAGAGTTTACGGCCAGTGGAGCATCAAAGAGACAAATCAATAAATATAAATTCTCAGAGATTGTAAAAGCAGCAGGATTAGAAGCCAATAGATCAGCCCACACATCTGAACCTGTGGAGGTGGTGATAAGACCACCAAAGATACTAGCATTTGATATTGAGACTGCACCGATTAAAGCTCATGTCTGGGGTCTTTACGATCAGAATGTAGGGTTGAATCAAATTGATAGGGACTGGTTTGTTTTAAGCTATTCTGCCAGGTTTCTTGATGAAGATAAGATCCATTACATGGACCAAAGGCACTCCAATCCAGTTGAGGATGACAGGATGCTGATGGAAGGGATTCATCACTTAATATCAGAGGCAGATATTCTACTAACCCACAATGGGGATAAGTTTGATATAAAAAAGCTCAATGCTAGATTTATCTATTTTAATCTAGATCCTATAACCCCAAAGCAATCCATAGACACACTTAAAATAGCAAGAAGATTGTTCTCATTTACAAGCAACAAACTTGAGTACATTGCAAAGTTTCTTGGATGCACAGAAAAGTCAAAACATAGCGAGTTTGTCGGCTTTTCTATGTGGTCAGAATGTTTGAAAGGCAACAAAAAAGCTTTTGAGGAAATGGAATTATACAACAAACAAGATGTGGAAACATTAATTGAAGTTTATAATAAACTCATACGCTATGACTCCTCTATAAGTTTCCAAGCGTATTATCAAAAGACAGTATGCGTTTGTAAAAATGAAACATTTATAAAGAATGGATTGAAGTACACAAAGCAGGGGGCGTTTCAAGTTTTCAAATGTTCTAAATGCTCCAAGAGCTTCGTTGCAAAAGAAAACTTAATTGATAAAGACATCAGAAAGGGTTTTGCTAAATGAAAAAGAAATTCCCAAAGCAATTAAGCATCCTTGGGAGAGTTGTAAAAATCAAGCAAGGAGTTGGCTTGGTTTATCAGGGTCAACCATGCCTGGGTTTATGCAACTATGATGAGAAAACAATTTATCTAGAAAAGAATCAAGATGAGGCAATGAAGTATGAGACTTTATGCCATGAAGCTGCTCATTTCTTTTTAGAACTAACCGGGATCAGCCAAAAATTAAGCGACAATGAAAATGAGATGTACTGCCAACTTCTAACTGCTTTTTTCAATGATATTAAAAAAGAGGGTTTGTGACTGCTCAGGTCATCTTCCTAAACAGATGGTTAAATTGTCCAGATGAAAAGAAAAGAGAACACGATTTAATGCAAGTCATGATCAACGAAGAGAAAGCAAAGTTTGATTATGAGACTAGGGATTACAATCAATACCAAAGAGCAATAAGTAAGCAGAAAAGCCACAATCTTTGGAGACAACGCATGAAAATCATTGGCAATCAAGAAGAAATTACCGAATCAGAAGATTAAGCTTTAAATCCTAAAAGAATTGTTTTATAAATTCCTCCACCATTGGAGGTATTAAATGAGATCAAGATCAAACGAACTTGCCAAACTAATCAAACAAAAAAGATCAGAGTTAAATTTATCCCAGGGAAAGCTTAATTCTATGATGGGATGGTCAACCAGGAATGGTCAGACCATATCAAACATCGAGAGAGGATTGCAGCAACTTCCACCAAAGATGATAAATAGATTGTCATGCTCAATCATGGTTTCAAGGGATGAGATTATATCACTTATGATTAATGACTATAAGAACAACATAACCACAGAGGCATTAAAATGAAGGAATTATATGAGAATAAAGAAAAGGATCAATTGGTTGATTCAATAATCGAAGCCACTAAATTGATTCAAGATCTTGAAGATAGAATTGAAAAGCTTGAAAAGATTAATAATCACCTGGTTAAAGATCTTTCTAAAGCATTAGGATGGAATGAATGAACGATAAAGACAAAGATACTATAGAACAATTTAAGCTTATTTATGATTGCCTGGAAGGAATTTCAGCGATTCACGACAATAGAGGAGAACACTATAACTCGGTTATAAACTGTTTAATTGATAAAGCTAGAGAGTTGGCGACCGAAGGATTGAGAGAACTTCATAAAAGGAAATCAAAATGAACAATAAAGACAAAGAAGCATTTGTAAAATATATGGGAGAAAACTTACCATTTAGCTATTACGTATCCTACCATTGCCCTGAACTGAAAACATGGCAAGACGCTTGTGGGTATAAGCAGAAAGAGATTTTAGAATGGAAAGAAGCGGCAAGATCAGAAGCGGATGAAGTGAACAGAATCCAAGCTGAGAACAAAAAGCTACGTGAAGCTTTAAATATATCGAAGGACTCTTTAAAGGATTTGCGTGATATTTATATTACTTCATACGCTGCAAAACTTAAAATAGGCCACACATTAGAAGCACTAAAAGAAGCAGGTGAAAAATGACCGAATATGTTTATTATTGTCAATTATACAATCAGTTACATGTATCAACAAGTTCAATAACCGCAGATGCGGCAGAAGAACTTATGCTAATTTATGATTTTGAAGAATGTTTTGTTGTTAAAATTGGTGAGTTATAATTTAGGAAAGCACTAAAAGAAATAGAGGTAAAATGAAATTAGAACCAAAACCAAGTCCAAGGCATCCAGAGTTAATGGTATACATGGATGGGAGAATATATGACTCGACTCAGATGAAGTGGATTAATTTAATATCACTCCATCAGTGCTCAGCTAGGGGACCAATTGCTTTATGGACAACTATGGGAAAGACATATTCACTAGATGTTTTAAAGATGATTTATGAGACTTATGTAAGTGATGGAGTGCTGCAAGGTCATTGGATGATTGACTTTAGAGAAGGAAAGGATATAAATCCAGACAACCTAAAGAAAACTAGAAAATATGAGAAGGATAA